AGAAGATATAGTAAAAGAAATTAAAGACGAACTTACAGATCCAATAGCAGAAGCAGTCGAAGAAACCTTGCCAGATAGTCCGGCTTTCAAACAAGCCCTAGCTGATTGTGTGATGAACGCAAAAGATAAACTTGGGATAGGTTATTGGTTACTAGGTCCGACATGGATTCAAGGATGCATGCTTCGGAAAGGATATTCACTATCACTAAAATACGTCAAGGATAAACTTTTCGGATGAACGACGAAACCTTTTACGCTATTTGGATTTTTTCGTTCTTTCTATATTTTACAATTTATACGATATGGATCCCTTTGAAAACTCAAAAGAAAATAGAAAGCTGGTTAAAAAGTTCCGAATCTGACGAGACTCTGCTTATGTCTTTAGATGTAATTACTAAAAAGATAAGAGAGCAGATGTTAATTGATTTTGAGGAATTTATGTTGCCACAAGCTAGAGAGAGTCTTAAAAAATTTTGGGCTGGAGCAATGGGAAACGCTGCTCAAGAATTGAAAGGTTCGGAAGAGGGTTCTCAACTTTCGATGTTGCATAGTATGACTCAAGATTTATCAGGTCAGCCTTGGTACGTGCAGATGTTGGCCTCTAAAATGTTGCCGATGATCACCGAAGCAGTCAAAACGAAACCTAAATCCACAACTGACGCAGTGCTAGGCATGGGATTGCAGAAATAACGCACCTACAACGCACTCTGACGCACCAAACACGCACTTCTGACCCCATCCTACCCTAAGCTCCTCCATTAATCTTACGACCGCATAGAGAGCAGGTCGCTGACACACGGTTCCAGTTCACGTTATAGCATGAACAGATCATAAATATGCATCCAATGTATTAAGGTCTTTTTCTTTCTCACAAAACAAACATTCTCTCTCGTAGCGCTTTTGCATAGTGGGTGCGGTAAACCGTTTACACTTCTTACAAATAGGCATTATCGCGGTCTCAGTAAGTATCTAATTAATATTAATTCATGTGCGATCACTTCTAATAATTCATTCGTTGAATATGTTTCTTCATCATCACCGTCTACCTTCTTCTCGTAGTAGTCACCTAAACAGGAATCCGTAATTCTCACACTTGCTCCCAACGTAGACCGTCACTTGCTTTCCATACCCAATAGAAGATACCTTCCTTAGGCCAATGTGATGCCGTCTTGAAATCCTTTAACAGATAGAAGGATGAAGTAGAATATGACTCTTTCAATTTAAGTTCCTCTTGTGGATGGTATGTGAAACACTTTACTCCATCTTGATCAAGGTAGTTTTTAGTATCAACTACACGGCATGTAACCTTCACACCGTCTTTTATACCCCCGTCTGTCTGAATCTTACAATCTTCCGCAAGATCAACAGTTACAAGGGTCATATCATCCTCACTTACTGAAAGGTAGGAATCACGCTTCTTCAATGGTGAAGAAATGTCTGGCTTAATCAACTCTTTATTCGACTCGTCCATATTACTACATAGCATGTTGGCTATTTATATTTTCTGTATTACCAGTATAGTTATATAATGGATTAAACTATAATCGATTATGCCTGTCGGCGTTTATCGGAAGAAAAACAAGAAAGGTCGCTGGATGTATTTCCGTAGCGGCAAACTTATTTCTAAGAAATCGTACGACTCGTCCAAGTCGCGAAAGCGTTCCACTCGAAAGGGTGGCGTTCGAAAGACAGCTCGACGGGCATACGTTCGCAAAAATAACAGGAGATCATCAATGAGAAAATCAATTCCACACCCAAGCGTTACTGGTATGGCGTCTGGATTAGCAATAGCCGCATACCTTAACGCAGGTAGGACAACTACAAAAGATGTAGGCATCGGTATGGGTATTCCGGTAGTAACAGAAGGTGTAATCAAAGACATTACAGATGGTCAACTAGGAGCCGCATTCAATACCCTCTCAGGTAACGCAATTAATATGATTGCAAGTGACGCAGGGAGAAAGACATTAGTTACTGCTGGAGGGATTGCTCTGTTAGGAGCCTTTGCCAGAAAGCAGTTTCCACAACTAAAACTAGGAGGAAGTAAACTATACTTTAGACTCTAAAATGGCAGTAACAACAATAACGAGAACATTTGACGCAACGCCCACCGACAAGGAATATTTTTCTTTAACGGATAACATGAATAGTTCGAACTTAGGCAATATACAAGTGCCTCAGGGTTCGAGTCGTATTTCCAGAGTGGATTGTGCCTTTGACGTCTTTAATGCAAAAGGAGCGCAAATAGCTTGCAGACTCCTAGGATCAAATATGTCAGAACAGAATTTCACCATATGGGGTGCGGCTGGAGATACGGCGGACGCTGGAGCTTTCAACGGTTATCAGTCCATCCCTGTTGCGTTTCCATTAGCTGGAGTTAACAATATAGATCTCCAAGTAGCAGTACAGTTTTCCAGTGGTGGTTCTGCAACCGCTAGTGGTGGATCTGTAACACTTTACTTCGAGTAAGCCTTGCATGGCTAAAAAGCAAATAGCAACGTTCTTAGGTCCACAGTTAGGACTTTCTATAGCTGGAGATTATGCTTATGCATATAATGAAGTTCCAAGTAGTGATTTACAAACAATAGCGAACACTTTAGATTTCGTCACAGGGGATTATTTATTTGTCGGTAAATGGACCGCATTTGGAACGGTAAATAATAGTGGTGTAAGTGTTGGTGGTGGAGTAGACCAATTTTATCTTAAACTTAATGGATCCACTGTTATGAGTCTAAAAACTGATACTGGTGATTCATCAGCTGGTGAACTCCCACCACAAGCTCTTACAGTCCCCATAATCATCCCTGCACGCACTCACGTTGAAGCATCAGCAGTATGCACAATCAATAATTCTGCTTGGATCCTTTCCAATACCTTAATTGGTAGAATTTATGCATGACCCTTGCCGCATCTAAATCTATTTCAAGGGTAAAGGACGGTAATATTTACGGGTGGAGTGGAAGTTATCCTCTCACCTCTTCCGCTGTCACCCTCCTTGATTATACCAATCCTTCTGCTTTCTATTTAACAAGAATAACGTTAGCTATTGATTGGAGTGGAATCGCAGATGGTGAAGTTTTGAGCTATGTAGTATCTGTGGACGGTCAGGCTTTATTCGTTGAGAAATTTTCTGTCCTTGTTAATAATATTGGTTTGCAACCTAAGATGTTTGAATTTATCATACCTCCAAATTCAAGCGTTAAGATCCAAGCGACAGAGAGCGCTAACAATGGGGCAATATCATGCATCCTAACGGGGTATCGAATATGAAACTCCCTAAGAGTGAAAAGGATTTCGAGGAGTTAATGAAGGGGATAAAATGGAATAGAATTATTCCTCCTCTGGTTTCGGTCTTACAACCTGTTATTCTTTTTGGATTGTGGTTAGGTTTTGCAAAGATGGATAAGAGAGCAGACGCAGTATCTAAATTAATCGCAATAGCAGAACCGATACCTACAATAGATCTAAACTTGCCGCAACCTGTTGTCCTTGCTTCTTTGTATCATTCCGTTGACGAGGCTTTAGATGTTTTAACCGATGTTATAGAATTTATAAAAGATATTGATATTCCCTCGGCAGAAGATATAGTAAAAGAAATTAAAGACGAACTTACAGATCCAATAGCAGAAGCAGTCGAAGAAACCTTGCCAGATAGTCCGGCTTTCAAACAAGCCCTAGCTGATTGTGTGATGAACGCAAAAGATAAACTTGGGATAGGTTA